TCCTACAACTCTCTCATTTGCAGTTCGTCCAATAACTTGAGATCCTACAACTTCGGTTCCCAAAGTTCTATTAACATTTCTACTCTGGAATTCCTGCCTTTGCTCCACTCTTGCATTTCTTACAGAAATAATACTTTCTTGAACCGTTTCCATGGTTCCAGATGCAGTAAATGTTTCATCTGTAAGAGTAGTTGCATTATCTGGATTATTATCAGGGTCATTAGTAAGACTCAGAACTTTTGTTCCTGTTTCAAATCTTGGGAAATTAAAGTTGTTAGGATTAGGAATAAAGAAAGATCCAGTACAATTTGCACCAATATCAGATACTAATTTTACTTCACCGATTGTTGCTCTTGCTCCACTTGATTCTCCTACAAGTAACATTCCTTCTTCAATCCAACCAAAATAAGCACCTTGAGGTTCATTAGATAAAGAGAATGTATCTACATTAAGAACAGATGAAGTAGATGAATAACTTGCACCTATGGCTCCATTTGTATAAGGATTTTGTGAATATGTTTTGGTAGGAACATCATAGGGACCTTCTCTATGATTCTGTTGTGCAACTCTAAACGTAATACGAGGTAAAGTATCAGCAGTTACTTGGCTGAGACCAGTTGGATTGACCATTCCAGTGACAGTTTCTCCAACCTGGAATGTTCCAGATGTCATTGTTACTTCAATAAGTTTAGGAACACAATATTTGGTAACATCTTGACCATCAAAGAATGCATAAAGTTTAGTCAGAGGCTTAACTTTCTTAGCAACAAATTCAATATTTCTAGATCTCATGAAAGCAATAAGATCTCTGCTTACAACTCTATCCCCAACTGAAGTATTATCAAACTGTTCAGTAACAACCGTTCTTAAACCATTTCTAGACTCAACTCCAGTTTGACGTGTTTCACGTAGATTTTCTCTTGTTGTTGTAGTTGTTCTTCTTCTGATCCATCGAGCGGGGTTTCCGAATCCTCCACTAAAGTTATTAATCCAACCACCCATACCAAACACATTATCTGTAGTACGAGTTCTATTTCTAGTGGTGTCTACAACCTCAGTTCCAGTCCAATTAGTTTGCCAAGAATCCCAAAGAATAGGACCAAATCCAGTTTGAGGATCAATCTCACCTGAATTAGCCATTTGATCAAATGTGGATTGATAATTACCCTCCATACTAATAACTTTGGCTTCTAATCTAGTTGTATCTACCCAAGTATCAGATGCAGGACTCAATTCCATAGTTCCCTGCCAGAAACTAATCAAGAAAGGTGTTACACTTTCAGATCGAGTTGCAAAACTTTGCTTAATATACTCAACTTCAGAATAATCTAAAGTTACAATATCATTATTTTTTCTTACATTAATACCTTCAATAGTAGCAAATTTAAGATCATCTGTAGGATCATTTCCTACAACAGGACCAAAAATAAGATCAACAGAATTAGTATAATGTCTAGGTCTTAATTGCTTATTTTTTCTGTCTATAGAATTATTAATAACACTTAAACCATCTTCTTGAGGTTTAAAGGAATCAAAATTATCTACAATAAATCCAGCTTTAAATCTATTCAGACCATCTTGATCAGGAACAAAGAAATTAGCTGTATTAGTTTCTAATAAAGAAAGAGTAGTATAATATTCAAGATTCTTGATCCTATTCTCAAGATTCTTAATATCTACCATCCTATATCTCTTGTAATTTAAAAATTCAAGAGAAGCTTGGGAAACATCATAAAGATATGGTGGAAGAGATACGGTTGCTATTTCTATTGCATTATCAACAGGAACTGGTTTTACAGGAGTCTCTGAAGGATCTCCATACTTGACTTGGAACTTCCCATCTTTAGTAAGGAAAATTCTATCAATCCTTCCAAGATAGAAGGAGAAATCCATCAATAATGTTTCATCTGATGCTAAAATATTAGGTGCAGAATCTCCAGAGGCATTAAAGCTTCTACCCATAAATTCTAATGGAGATCTATCACCTTCTTCAACAGCAGTAATTGCAGTAGTTCTAGGTCTAATATCAATCATATCAGTGTTAGATATTCCATTAACTCTAGGAATATCTTCACCATAATTATACTGATCGTATGAATTAACAGTTATAATGTCACCATTATCATTTGAATCAAAAGATCCATTCTCATAATAAATTTTTATCTTTCTAGCAGGTGCAACAGCATCTGATTTTCTCTTAATGGTTCCATAATTATAGAAAGTAGATTCCTGACCATCTCTAAATGTGTAATTTGGAGATATATTAAAACTAGGAGAATTGAGACTTGATACGACTGCTGAAGCTCCACTTTCTTGGAATGATACAGTCTCTCCTTCTTTAAATAAATTTTCGTTTTGATAAAGGAAACTAATTGTAGTACTATCTACTTTTTCTGCTACAATTGCAACAGCATCACTAGATTGTCCAATTAATTGTTCTCCAATAATTAATTCATTAGTTGTATTTGTATCAGTAACTATAGAACTAAGAGTTGCTTTTGGTGCTGATGGATCACTAGTATCAGCAGATTCATAAATTCCATGAATATCTACAAGATCAGGAGCATTAACAGATATAAGTTCATCTTGAACTCTAGTTCCAAATGGATAACTTCCATATTTTAATCCATCATTTAATGTTGTTGTTCCTATCCCAGACCCAACCTGATCAGAATAATTAACTACTATAGACTTAACTCTATTTCTTATTTTTTGTTTTGCTACTGGCTTTGTTTTCTTAATTGTAGCAATAAGAGTTGCTCCCTTATTAGCTGCAGGAGGGCTCTCCAAACCACGAATCTGACAAGTATTACCAGATCCAAAATCAAATTGATCTGCTGTTAATTCATGAGTTTTACCATCTGCACCAATAAGAGAATATCTCTTTGTAGTAAATGGTTGGAAAGATTCTGTTGCAGCAGGTACAGTAGGTGTAGGAGTATCTAATTGTCCGTTAGTAATAGTAACGGGGAAGGTTTTCCTTATTATAATAGAAGCACCTGTTAAATCAACATTTGAAATGTTTGGTTTAGGAAGTGGAGTATATAAAGTATTATCAGAAGACTTGTCTAATTGAGTATGAAGAACCTTAAGATCAGATACATTCAAATAAGGTGTGACACTTGTAATACCAGAAGACGTAGTAGGTAATCCACCATTACAAATTCCAGATACAGTTGTAACACCAACAACAGTAACATAATTACTTGCAACACTAATAACTCTAGCTAAAATAGGATCTTCAGATATACCAAGATCACTATATTGGATAAGATTACCAATAGTAGTAATTCCTGGGAAATTGGGATTAGAACTTTGAATCTTAGTTCCTAAAGACCCAGAATCCAAACCAACAGTAGCAACACCAACATTATATAAAACAGACGGAATACAGTTAGCACTAAAAGTATTAATTCCAACAAGTCCATCATCTGTACCATATACAGATTTTACATCTGATATAGAATGTTCTGTAACTCCTAATGCAATTCTTCCATTATCAACACCATTAATTATGAGTTGTTCATTCTTAATAAAATTACCAGTTTTTTCATAAACAGTTAATCCTAATCCAGCAGTAACGTTACTATAAAGGAAAGCAGTAGCACCACTATTTTTTCCTTTAATATAAGTAGGAACAGTAGCTGTCAGAGGAGAATTTAATTCTATTTCTGAAAAAGTTTGTACATCAAAAAGAGAAATATCCCATTCATTTTTAACTTTATCTGCAGCATTAACTTCATATTTTCCTGATTCGAGTCTAAAATCATAAACCCTAGCAACACCAATACATCCACCAGGAGCAGTTTCAGAATTTACACCAACCCTCTGATCTCTAAGACTTAGTATATATGTACTACCTATTCCTACTGTAGGAGTTCTAAAAACGCTATTTAATTTAAGAGTAGGACCTGTATTATAAATTAGTGCCTCATCTTCAACTGTTTTTGTAGTTCTTGGTTTTGGAGCATCGATAAATGTAGGAGTATCAGTTTCTATCTCATATCCTTTAACATATGCTTTTCCTGGAGAAAGTCGATATAATCCTAAATCATCATTTACTGTCTCTCCACCAGGAGTAAATTGACCAGATTGAAAAACTCCTCTATTTCCAATATTATCATTTAAAGAATTTAAAACAGTAACATCAAAAGGTTTTACATCATAATTACCACTTTCATCAAAAGTTCTTCTAGCAAGAGTATCTGTTAAATCATAAGTAAACGATCCACCACTACCAGTAGCTGTTCTAACATTATTAGAATTAATAACATTTTTTAAAACACCATCTTCTACCGATGATAATTCTGTAAAAGTAGAATATGCATCTGTCCCAGTACCACCAGAAGTATCTTGAAAATCATCTAAAGGCTTCTTAAATAGGCTACATGAAATCTTTAATCTATCTGCACCTGGAGCAGAATAGTTGTTAAATCCTTGAGAATTATCATTTAAACTTTCATCTATATCTGCATTAACTATTTCTTCAATAACTTGCAATCCTACTCTATAGTTAGAATTAGGTTCATATTGACTTAAAATAAGAGTTTCTTGACTTACATTAACAAAATTACCCCGAATAAAATAAACACCATTTTGAATTTGATATGACGATCCTGTTACTGCAGCATTATTTGCAATAGTTACTGCAAATGGAGCTCCTGCTGCAATTGATGTATTACCCAATAATCCAGATGTAATAATTTCATTACATGTTAATGGTTCTCCATCAGAAAATACTTGAGTAGAATTATTACTTGTATTTGATCCAAGATAGTTAATATAAAGAGTAAGTTGACTCCTATCAGAATCTTCGGGCATTAAAACCTTATCAACAACTGCTGTTACACCCGAACTTTGTCCCGTAATCTTAGTACCAACTAACTGATCTGCATAAGCTGCTACAGGAATACCTTGATAATTATTGTTTATTTGAATACCATAATAAAGTCTATTATATCCCGTATTTCCAGGAATAACCTTATCACCTTCTTTAAAGAAATGTTGTCCAAACTTTTCAATCTGATGCTGTAGGATAGACTGAAGAGTTGTTAATTCTCTAGCCTGTACAGGATATCCTGGTTTGAATAGAACTTTATGGTAATCATTAGCAGCATCAAAGTCGTCAAAATATGGAGCTACGTTTAAATTCGTTTGCTGGGGCATGATTTCTTAGAACTGCAAAATAATTTTGATATCTTCTTTTTGGCTTGATGATCTAGTTATAGATGGTCTATTATCAACAAAAATAATGTTTCCCGAGTATTTTTTAACTTCGGGATTTGCAATACCACTACTAAATGTCTGGCCAAGGTAATATGTCTTATTATTTATTGAAGTAGACAGACCTGAAAACCCAGTATCAATCTGTAAAGTAGATCCAGTAGATGGAGCAATATTTACAGTGCCATCTCCAGTTGGAGAAGCAGTAAATGCATTTAAATTAAATCCGTATGTAGGTTCCGTTTGAGCAGTTCCTACAGTATTAAAACCAGCAAGAGATCTATCCTGCCAATACTTTAAAACCCCAGTTGTTTGATCATAGTTAATTACTCTTGCAACAGCAGTAGATCCAGTAGCAATAGTTTGTGTAAATTCAGAATCTGCTGTGAAAGTAGCAGAACTATATCCTGCTC